CACCAGCCCCAGTATTTGTGCGAGCACCAAAACTACTATCACTAACATTAGTAATCAGATTACCTTGCTTATAAAGAACTGGCATAGAACTACCAGGAGGAAAGTAAACTTCTAGTACATACCATTGATTAGCGGGAGAACTGTCAACATCATATCTTACTTGCGCATTAGTATTAGATAATTGACTTGTACCTGCGGCAAATCTACTGCTCGGAAAATGATCCGCCCCACTATAAGCAAATACAGATTCAGCTTGAGTACTTGCTCCCCCTGGTCTGTTTCTTCGCATTATATCGCCAGCAGGACTAAATCCTGTTGGATCAGGCTTAGGCCATACAACAACTACAAAAGTATAACCAGTAGTATATACATCTGCAAAAGCTTCTGCGGTTCTAAAATACCGCATAGCATTAAAATCTCGTCTACCATTACCACATTCAGGGTAGGGAATATTATTCGGTCCATACCAGCCCATCAAAGGACTTCCGCCCTGCATTATTTGATCTATACCGTCTGAGCCTAAATCAGGAGCATTATTTGGCATTGGGTAATGCCAGAAATCATTTGGAGAAAAAGACAGGAAGGTTTCTAGTAATTCATGCGTTTGATGTATAGTCTGATCTACTTCTCCAATTACAGTAATTTGATCACTATTCCTACTAGTGATATATCCGTAATGATTGTAGATAGCAATATCAAATGGGGCACTTAATCCAGGTAGTTCTGTAGGTGTAAGAATCTGAGATAGGGTAGGATGTGCTTGATCTGTTACATCAAAAATTGCTACAGCACTATTAGTAGAGTTACAAACAAATACTTTATTTTGATAGAAGTCTAATCTACCAAATCCAGTGAAGTTAATAAGACTTAAGCCACCCACTAGTGGAGGACTAATTGGATCTATACCAATATCAAATATAGTTAATCCCGCTGCACTGTGACAGTATAGATAATGTCCACGAATTCTGAGTGCCTTTACTCCGGATGAAATGCCAGGACCTAATGGACCTACAGGGCCGATTCCTACATTTGATATATCCCAAACTCTTATCTGACCTCCACCGCCTTGAACTGTGTAGTAATAAATACCCTGCTCATCTACTACACCTAATCCATTGCCACTGAATACTGCACCAGAATTATTAAGAATAGTCAAACTATTCTTATCTACTCTAACTACGGGTGCTCCGCCTCCTGGTTCACATGCACAATATACGTAGTTACCATAAATATCAACATCAGAAATACCAGTTAAGCTTGTAGTAGAAGAACTGGTTGGAACTTTTAATACACCGGGAACAGATATGTCATATTTATCTACCCGGTTATTTCCATATCCAGCCACATAAGCAAAACCTCCATCAAGATATAAACCTATGGCATTAAAGGCAGCATCAACAGAATCTACGAGAATAAGCTGGGAAGGATTACGAGCATCAATAACATTAAATGTAGCTGGATTAGAGTCACTAGTAGTGACATATAACATAGTACGATTATTGCGTATACATCTAGGGCCATTTAAAAGAGTGCCATTTAGTAAAGCACCTTTATATTCCCACGGGCCTGTAGGTACAAGTTCATCATGGACGAACATATCCAAACCCTGATAGGAATCAGGAAGAAAATCAGTCATGTATATTGCCCTCTAATAGAAATAGTAATGTCCTGTCCATTACCATCTATATTAGCATGGATAGTTGGATATAAAACATCTCCCTGAGAAACTGCATGTGGGGAAGTAAATACATATTGATAAGCTAAACTTCCTCCAGCTAAAGTTACAGTCGCAACAACGGCAAATCCTGTTCCATTATGATTATGCCATAGATCAATTATAGTAGCAGCATCCGCAGCTAATACATAAGTAACTTCAATATAAACAATTTCAAAATCACGGAAGGCAACATAACGATTGAGAGAAGCTAACGTTTCTGGATTAACTATATGACCGTAAGACCAATCCTTCTCAATTGGAACAACAGTAGAACTTCCACCACTTATTTCTAGTGTAGTAATTCTACTATCTTGATTAACTACTACTAATTGAAGATTAGAAATATCAGATGTATTAATATTAGTTTGGGCAGTAAGATTATCAATCTGAGTAGCTAAAATATTATTGAATGTATCAATTTCTGCCTTAGTATAATAATTAGACATATCCATATCGCCAGCAACAATTGCATCTAACATTGTATCAATTTCAGACTTAGTATAATAATTAGTTAAGTCAACATCAAATTCAAGATTATGTGTATGATCTTCTCTAGCAGGAATAGGACTTCCACCAATAAATGCTGGAGTATTAGCAGATACAGATGTAGTAATTAAACTTGGATTAGGTAGTGCTTCTCCAATATAATGAAGATCATTATTCTCATGATTAGGGATTGTTAATCCCTCACTGAATAAACTTCTAGGGTCCATTAACGATTTACTCCAGGAGTCTTTCGATCTGTATGCAAGACTAAAGCAGAACCTAAGATTGTATATTCTTGAATAGCACTACTTAGAGTAGCAGTAAGATTAAATTGAAGATTTCTAAAGAATTCAGGACCTTTAATTTTAATCAAACCTTCCTTAGCTGAAATTATATCATACACACTTAGACTATCCGCCATACGAGCTATTTCTTGCTCTGTATCCCATTGATAATCTATGTCAATATCGTCACCAGGATTACCAGCAGCTGAGAAATTAATATATGCATATTTCCCTCGTTTTTCAGCAAGCATCTGACCACGAAGGACTTTAGATGTATAAAAACTTCGTACGTTTATTGCTTCTTCTGAAGCACTTAATTTTCTAAGTTTATCCTGATATCCAATATAAGTCAATAGCTGACCAGTTAAAGGATTAACAGAAGTAGGAGAAGAATTGCCATGAACTAAGACTAAGTAATTAGTTTTATTCCAGTTGAATCCACTTTCAATATTAGAGAAAGCACCAAGAATATCACCAGGCTGAGATACTGTATCAAAAGTAAATTCAGTCCAAGCTATGAAATCCAATCTGGAATAAAATATTCTAGCTTCACTAAGAGTAGATAATGTAGCTAATGGAGAAGTTCCATGAGAAATAGTTTTTTGTCTACAGATTAAAATACCATCATCAAATGGAAATAACTTCCAGAGATAGTATGTTTCCTCAGCCGTTCCAGTATTAAATACATCTTGAATAGGCTGAGAAATTAATTTAATCTGATCTTGATTTGTAACCCATACACCACGTGTATCTACAAAATAGATTAAACCTTTATCTTCAAAAGCGCAATTATGATGATTAACCTGAATGGTTGCATCCATCAGACGAACAACCCAGTTTTCAGGACTACCTAATACGCTTATGTTATATAACCCAGAACTAGTGAAAACGAAAAGCTTTGTACCTACAGGGATAACCGATTGAATTTCACCTAAGCCAGAACCGGCTCCTATAACTATAAACTTTCCATTCGGGTCCCATACTTCTGGAAATTCCCCAGGAGCATTAGGTGGATCAGTATAGAAGATTTTTGTATCATTCCAACACCACATTCTATCTTTGAAAACAAATAATCCTTTAACAGAATTTCCAAAGACAGGACCAATCACGTTAACCAATGTAGCTGTACCCAAATCCCAATCGAACACATTAACATGATCTATTCCAGAACTCTCTGAATTAATATAAAAACGATCTAGATAAGTACAGGCACCTTTGAACGAACCCGTAGTAACTAATTTAACTACCGATGCACTTGTAGAAATATTGGCAGGATCAACTCTTGGAAATTGGCGCATCATCCAAGTATCAGAGCCTGTACCCCACATAGCAATGGGCCAATTGAATTGACGACTATTTGGAATCTTAGAATAGAAACAATTCAATCCATGAGTGATATCAGAAGATTCGCTATAGTCAGTTCGAGTATCAATAGGAATGTATGGTTGAAACCCTTTCCTAGTGATTAAGCGATCCTTCTTAGCTACAAAATTATGTATAGACGTGCAAAAGCCATCTGCAATATTAGCTGGATGGTTGTAGGAATCTATACCTAGACCTACAGCAATTGGAAGTGTTTCTTCGCTATATACTGTCATATAAGATCATATCCATACTCCTGATCCATTACATCAGGTTGAATAGTCCTGTAGGTATCATCTCTACTGAGGCTCTCGAATTTCCTCTTAGAAATGTTTTTCATAAATCGAGTCATAACTACCTCAGAGGCTCGGTAGTTTTCATTTCTTTCATGCGCCTTTGCTAAACACCACTCTGCTAAATCGCCGTGATAGTAAAATGGAATTCCAGGAGACTCAACGGCAGTAAGAACTGTAGCAGGGGCAGGAACATAAAAAATAGTAACAACAGTAGTGTCAGTACTTGTTGGGGTAGGATACATAAAGATTCGAGAACCTTCTGTGTAATATCCTGTAGGTATACCAACTTGTGGCAAATATCCTAATCTATCCATGGATTCTGGTTCTATCAACAAAAGAGGATCAGCACCATAGTACACTCTCTTAAGTAGAATCATGTCAGCTACCGCTACACCAGCATTATTGTTAAAAGCTGCTGCCTGGATAGAATTCTCTAACTTAGATATGCATTGAGTCTCTCGTACGATTTCAAGCATACCCTCGTTAATCCAATCAATGATATGATTATCAAAAATCATAACTTGATTGCTATCACCAAAGTTATTTTGTACCCTAGTGATGATTTCTGAGACTAACATATTAGTCCTTCATTTCGACTTTGGGTGGACGATCTTCATACATAGTAACTTTAGCATCCCTATCCTCATCTATGTAGGAATAGGATGATCTCATTGACGCAACGATTGAAGCTACCACATCTTTCTTAGCTTCAATCTTCTCTCTGTATCGACGTTCCGATTCATCTCGAACTCGCTGATTGTTTTTATCAATATCAGCAAGTACATTAGTTTTACGGGTATCAGAAGCATACAACCTTTGAAGAACTGAATCATTTAATTCCCAGAATTCAAAGACTTTAAAAACTTGAGGACCTTGCGGCGTATTAACCACTTCTGCAAGAACAAACGGAGCTTCACTAAAAGTACAGCTATCGGGATCAACACAAAGAATACAAAGTTGCTCATCATACTCATCTATCTTTTGTGCAATGTCATGCATCTTCTTATCAACTAGCATATCATCAATGACAATATAATCATCATTGGCTGTGTTAGTTTTGAGAATTTTAGATTGAGTCATGGCGTAGTAATAGGATTGTCAGGAG